CGACGGCAAGGAGCGCGAGAAGTTCCTGATGAAGCAGGCTGCCATCGTGGCCAAGGTGAATGCCCCGGAGGGATATGACGTCGCCACCATCGTGAGACAGACCCGAGGCGGATTGAGACGAGTATATACAGAGATAGAGAAGCTGAAAATCTCTTAAAGGCTTTTAAAGGTAAAAAAGTAAAAAGGTAAAAAAGTAAAAAGAGCATTCTTGCTTTTAAAGATAAATATGGCAAAAAGAGCATACAGTCCCAGGGAGATACTGAAGATGACTTACAAGCCCATACCCTGGGGTGGAGAATGGGAGCGGTGCTTCGGGCAGCCGGATATGTATGACACCTGGTTTATCTCGGGACCTTCGTCTGGCGGAAAGAGCAGCTTTGTGATGCAGCTCGCCAAGAAACTCTGCGAATACGGCGTGGTGCTCTACTGTTCTTATGAAGAGAAAGTGAGCATGAGTTTCAAGGAGCGTATCGAGCGGTTTCACATGGAGGAAGAGCAAGGGAGGTTTAGAGTCTGCATCGACTCGGATCTGGAGAACCTGAAAAAAATGCTGAAGCAGCGCAAGGGTCCGAAGTTCATCATCGTGGACTCCTTCCAGTACTCTCACTGGGAATACGCACAGGTGGAAGCCTTGGTGAATGAGTTTCCCCGAAAGAGTTTCATCTTCATCTCTCAGGAAGCGAAGAGCCAGCCATTAGGCAAGCCTGCAGTCAGGCTGAAGTATATGGCGGGCGTGAAAGTAAGAGTCGTCGGCTACGAGGCAGTCTGCCAGGGTCGATTCATCGGAGAAGCCGGAGCCACCTTCAGGGTATGGGAGGATGGCCTTCTGCAAACTGGAAACTATAGTGAATAATTATTACCCCCCAAAAAATAGAAAAGATATGAAGAAGATTATGAATGCCGTACAGGCATGGTGGAAGAGAATCTCAGAAGAATCTCGCCGCCAGAAGCAGCTCAAACGTGAGCGAAATATCAAATGCGAGGCGCTTGTTCGCTTGCAGGTAAGAGAATTTAACGGCAAGATATACCTCTGTTTCGACAATGTGCCGTTACTAACGGAATTGGAACTATTTAGCGACATGAGTGATAGTGTCAAGGTAGCTCGCAAGAATTACTTGGCGTATCGTCTTCAGAACGACGGAATAATCGCTGACGACATCAACAAGCAAGAACAGCGTTAAAACGGCTTTCAGATGATATACGTATTACAACTAAAAGGTAAGTATGGATGGCAGGATCAGTTAAAAACTACAGGCGTTTTTATGCCGCCTTCAAGAAAGTACCGCACTATGGAGATGAGGAAGAACAGAAAGAAGCCCTTATCTCAACGTACACGAAAGGTCGTACCTCACACCTTCGTGAGATGACAACGAGAGAATACACCGACATGTGCAAGACTCTTGAGAACATGTGCGGTTATGGAGATCAGCGCAAGCGGCACCGCTCCATCTGCCTGCATCTGATGCAGGAGTTGGGAGTCAACACGGGCGACTGGCAGCGCATCAACGATTTCTGCTCTCATCCGAGAATATGCGGCAAGGTGTTTGCCCAGTTGGATATCTCTGACCTCGAAGCTTTCGAGCGCAAACTAAGAGCCATCAAGCGCAAGGGAGGACTTGGGAGTGAAGAACGAAGAGTGAAGAGTGAAGAATCCTTTGGGAGTGAAAAATGTAATCAATCACAATTTATATTTTTGAGCAATGGAAACAAAGAAAAACCCAATTGACCTGTCGCAGATGACGGCAGAAGAGAAGAAGGCTCTGCTGGCTCAGTTGAATGCCGATGCCAGCGAGAGCCGCCAGGCCAAGCGCGATGCCTACGAGGGCCTTCGTGCCGAGTTCATGCACCGTGTGGAAGAGTTCTTAGTGAACGTGACCGCCGACGTGAAAGGTTTCAAGCAATGGCTTGAGAAAGAGTCGGAAGGCTTCATCTCCGTGATGCGCGACTACGGCCAGCTGAAGAATGCCGACCAGCGCAACTACACGATCACCGACGGCGACTTCCGCCTGCAGGTGGCGAGCAACAGCGTGAAGGGCTTCGATGAGCGTGCCGACATGGCAGCCGAGCGCTTAGTGGCCTATCTGAAGAACTACATGCAGAAGAGCGAGAAGGGCCAGGAAGACCCGATGTACCAGTTGGCGATGACCCTGTTGGAGCGCAACCAGCGTGGCGACCTGGACTACAAGAGCATCTCGAAGCTCTACGAGTTGGAAGATAAGTTTGGCGACCAGGAATATAAGGACATCATGATGCTCTTCAAGGAGTCGAACGTGGTACAGAAGACAGCCGTGAACTATTACTTCTTCCGTCGTCACAAGGAGACAGGCGTGTGGATGCGTATAGAGCCCAGCTTCTGCAGGCTGTGATATTTTAAAGGTAAAAAAGTAAAAAGGTAAAAAGGTAAAAAGAGCCTTCTTGCTTTTAAAGGTAAAAAGGTAAAAAGTAAAAAGGTAAAAGAGCCTTCTTGCTGAAGTTTAATTAGAAAAGCATACGATCATCGATGAGGAATCTGAAGCGCGGCCGTCGAGGCTTGAGTTACAAGAAGCGCGTAGCCGACATCAACAGCATATACGACAGATATGCGAAGCTCGGCATATCGAATCGCGAGATATGGCGCCGCTATATCTACCCGCACTATGCCATCTCGGAGCGCCAGCTGTACAATATTCTCAACGCCAGTGCCGACCCCCGCAATGAGATTCCAGTCGATGATGAGCTTTTCTTGCAGTTTGACGAACCCGAAAAGTAAATAAGAGCGTATGGAAGAGATTGTCAATCGTATCGTAGCCTATGCCAAGCAACAGACCAAGGAACTAACTCTGCAGGACCAAGCCTTGGTGTATCAGGAGTTGGAGGGTCGCATGTCGGACCTGAATCTGCAAGCCCTGCATGATGACTATCTTGCCGATGGGCTGTATTGCTGATAAAGATATGGCAGGAAATAATGATTTATCGGTAGTGATCAGACATATTCTGAGTGATATCCGAGTGGAGATCGGCGACGAGTTCGACAAGAACTTCGAGCGCCAGGGGTTCTTCACCAAGGCATGGGCAAGGCGGAAAAGTCCGATAAGAGGCGACGGGCATATCCTCGTAGCCTCGGGCGACCTGAGGAAGAGCGTTCAGAGCCGGAGCGACGCCACCTCTATCACATTCTACTCCTCCTCTCCTTATGCAGCCATACATAACGAGGGCGGAGAAATCAAGGTGACAGAGAAGATGAAGCGGTATTTTAGAGCCAAGTTCTATGAGTCGATGGGAATGACCAAGAAGCAGGGCGGCAAGCGTCGCACTTTGACGGATGGTGGCTTCTATGCTTGGACTTCCAAGATGAATCTTAATTCTAACGCCGAGTTCTGGCGGGCGATGGCGCTAATGAAGGTGGGTAAGACCATTAAGATCCCGAAACGTCAGTTCTTGGGCATGGCCCCGGAAGTTGAGAAAGAAGTGACAAAGATTATCGAGGATGAGCTTGAGAAGTATTTTAATCATTTAAATATTTAATGTTTTAGTTATGGACGGAAGACTGAGTTTATTTAACAATACAAAGCGTGTGATCAATTTAAAGGTGCCCGAGGTGCAGCACGTGGATTTGTACAACGAGAATGTGGAGTATGTTGACGAGGAAAGTCCCTGGGAGCGTCCTGCCGTATTCATCGAGTTCGGCGATATTGAATGGCGGCCGCTTACAGGTTCTAAGCTATCGCAGCGCGGCGAGGGCGATGTAAGGCTTCATATAGTGACAGACTGGGCAGAGGGCGGCTTTGAAGCAGCCTACCACCTTACGAACAAGGTGCTGAATGCTCTTGTGGGAACAGGAGCGAATACTGAGGTTTACACAGCGTACTGTCCGCACACAACAATGACCTGCCGCAGTCATGGCGAGTTGATGGAGAATATCGAGATCATGAAAGTAAGGTATCTTCGTAAGATCTGATAAAGGTAAACATACGCTGGCACGGCTACGAGAAGATAAGTTTCAAGAGTTAAGGAATATCTTATATCATATATTTCACTGTTTGTAAGTAATTTATTTTTAGATGTTATTAAACAATCCATTCTTGTAAAGCCCGTGAGGGTGTCAGAATGTTTTAAGTTAGCAGTATGCCCTGCGGCTTTTTTTTAAACTATACTCTCATTTTGGGGTTGGCGAACCCCAGCAGGCTGTGAAGTCCCGCGAAGATGAATAGATCATTTTTTGGTTTCTTAGGTTTAAGTTTTGTATACATAGCCGCAGGTGGTCGGGGTTGGCGAACCCTGAAACGACAGAGGGGGCTGCATCGTGATGATGCAGCCCCCTTTTTTGGCTCAAGTAAGAACTATTCTCCGTCGCCACCGCCCTGTGGTGTATCTCCACCTCCGGGCTGTGTGCCCTGTGACGCGTCTGATGACGAGGAACCACCGCCCCCTTGCGCTGGGCTATCACCTCCCGAGGCAGGCGGTGTGTTGCCATTGTCGTCCTTCTGCGCCTTGGCTTTTCGCTTAGCCTCTTCCTGTTCGTTGCGACTTGCCACGAAGTTGAAGGCAGCATCCTCCTTCAGGTTCTCGAAGAGCTTGCCAGGATCCCACACCACGTTCACCTTCTCCACACAGGTGGCAGGGTTGTAGTCTTTGGCGAGTTCTGTGCCCTTGCCGTGCAGGGTGACGTAGAATTCTCCGAGCTTGCCTAACTCCACCTTCTTTCCG